CCCAAACGACTTACGGACATACTCTTTGATAAAGATAGTCGTGAGGATATATTTAGACAGTTTTTGAAATATGAAACAGATGTATCTTACGACTGGTTTATGCAATATTTTGAGGAAGAACAAGCTGACCGCAAAAATAAAAAGCAAGATTTTACTCCGCTAAGTGTATCTAAGTTACTGACTGGATTGGTAAGCGGGCACACATACTATGAGAGTGCAGTAGGCACAGGAGGAATCCTCATACAAGCATGGCAAAGACATAGGATATCATCAAATCCTTTTACATATAAACCAAGCGATTATTGGTATCAAGTAGAGGAGTTATCTGATAGAGCATTACCGTTTTTACTCTTTAATATGTCTATAAGAGGGATAAATGGTGTGGTGGTGCATGGTGACTCTTTAACAAGACAAGTTAAAAACATTTATTTTTTGCAAAATACAAAAGACGACATGTTGAGTTTTAGTGATATTAACGTTATGCCAAGGACTCAAGATATTGAGCAAGAATTTAATGTCAAAGAGTGGATTGGTGATGCGATAGTGCATGTAGAGAGTAAGTTAAATGCGAGGTAAAAATGAACATTGAAGAAGCGAAGAAAAAAGTAGAAAAATATAGTGTGTATCCGCAAGACACAAAAAATAATGTAATCGATATAAAGACTATCTTAGATATACTTGATCAAATCGAACTCGACCAACCAAAACCAGTAGTGCCTCAGTTTGTGGCTGATTGGGTAGAGGATCATAAGCAATCATTTGCGGATTCGTCCGCAATAGATATGTATGAAAATCTCGCCTATGATAACAGTCACGGTTATCATCATGACGTGTGGCTTTGGGCGATTGACCACCACAACGATTTTATTAACGCTTGGACCTATGGCTACATAGTCAAAAAAGATAAATTGTACACGGTTGAGATACCAAATCCGAATGGGCTTTTCTCCGCAAAACAAAAAGACGTCCATATGAACGCCTCCTTGGTTAAATTTAAGCTTAAATAAATTATACCACATCGGGGGGCTTTCGTGACGTTTTTTCCTGAGATTGATATCCAAAAAACAAAATCCAATGCCAAGCGTAAATTGAGAGAGTATCCACGCTGGCGAAGGATAGCTAATGACGTAGATACTCAAAAAGTTACAGCTACTTACTCATTTGAGCCAAGACAACCGCATGGAGTTCCTAGCAAACCAGTTGAGAGACTAGCGCTAAATCGTGTGTCAGCAGAACAAGAGCTGGATGCGATTGAGAGAGCAGTCAACGGGATATTTGATCCAGAGTATAGATTGATACTGATTGACAAGTATTTGCTCACATATCCAAAGACTGATTGTGATATTTATACAAAACTTGGTTATGAAAAAAGCCAGTATTATAACATGCTAGATAATGCTTTGTTGTCGTTCTCAGAGCTATATAAAGAGGGAATGTTGCTTGTCGAGAAATTGGAAAAAAGCTGGAATTAATATGGAATAATTATGTACTTTATATATAATTATTCATGTTATTATAGTACTATCAAAATAACAAGAAGAGATAACCTTTTAACCACTGGCTATTCATTTAGTCGCCAACTTTAACTACGATCAAACTTGTTATTTTATGGCATGTGGGACGTGCAGGTTCGAATCCTGCCGTCTCAATTAAACCGGCTTACTTTAAAAATAAGCACTGGGATCTCTAAGGGGACCACTTGCGCAGAGTAAGGCGATTATCGGGAACATGAACCGTGATTGGAAAACGGTGGAGGTAGCGCCTTGCTTCGGGACGTTAGCTAAGTCCGAAAACTCTTTGCGAAGAGCCAGAAGAAGATGTGTCGGTTCGATTCCGACTGTTCCTGTAACAAGTTAGCTTAAAGCGTAAGTAATTGGTAGACGTACCGAGGAGGGGCGCATGCGCAAAGCGCTGGGCTGATAACCCAGAGATGGAGGTTCGAATCCTCTGCTTGTGGTAAAACAGACCGACATAGATGTCGGGCTGAAGTCACACAATCGTGTGGCTTTTTATTATGGATTGGAGGTGGTGGAAAATCGCATACGAGGAATTAACCGAAAAACAACAGCGTTTTGTGGATAAGTACATCATCACATTTAACGCTACTGAGTCTGCAAAACAAGCTGGATATTCTGAAAAAAGCGCTTATAGCCAAGGTCAACGCTTGTTGAAAAATGTTGAAATTCAAAAAGCAATGAAGGAACGTTTTTTGGAGGCAAAAGATACTAAAGGAGACCGTATTCAAGATGTTGCAGAAACGTTGGAACAAGATACATCGATAGCCCGTGGAGAAATCCAAATATCTGAATTCAAAGAAACAGATATGCTGACAGGTCAAGTGGTTATCCACACGAAAAGAGAATATACCCCAAGTCACGAAGAACAGGGTAGGGCTAGGGATAGAATTTATAAAGTTAATGGAGCTTACTCAGAAAAACGTGAATTAGAGCATTCTGGAACGGTGGTGTTTGCAAATGAAGACAACATCCCTGATTAAAGTAGATTTACCATCAACAATCGGTATAGGTTATGGCGCTTTTTGGCGGTCTAGAAATTTTTATCGAGTAGTTAAAGGTAGCCGCGGATCTAAAAAATCTAAAACGACTGCTTTAAATTTTATCGTTAGATTGCTGAAGTATCCGTGGGCTAACTTATTGGTCATCCGTAGATATTCAAACACCAACAAACAGTCAACCTATACAGATTTTAAATGGGCATGTAATCAATTAAAGGTTTCGCATCTTTTTAAATTCAATGAGAGTTTGCCAGAAATAACTGTAAAGGCAACGGGCCAAAAGATACTGTTCCGTGGACTTGATGATGAGTTAAAAATCACATCTATTACTGTCGATGTTGGCGCTTTGTGCTGGGCTTGGTTTGAAGAGGCTTACCAGATAGAGACAGAAGATAAGTTTTCAACAGTTGTAGAATCAATCCGTGGTACTTCAGATGTTCCTGATTTTTTTAAACAGATAACAGTCACGTTTAACCCGTGGTCAGAAAGACATTGGCTTAAACGTGTCTTTTTTGATGAAGAAACTAAACGGGCTGATACATTTTCTGGGACTACAACATTTAGAGTAAACGAATGGCTTGATGATGTCGATAAAAGACGCTACGAAGATTTGTACAAGACTAATCCAAGGCGGGCTAGAATCGTGTGCGATGGTGAATGGGGCGTTGCTGAAGGTCTTGTTTTTGATAACTTTGAAGTCGTAGATTTTGATGTTGAAAAAACAATTCAACGCGTTAAAGAGACCTCGGTCGGTATGGACTTTGGGTTTACTCAAGACCCTACAACTCTTATATGTGTTGCAGTTGACCTCGCAAACAAAGAGTTATGGCTTTACAACGAACATTATCAAAAGGCTATGTTAACAGATCATATTGTCAAAATGATAAGAGATAAAAACTTGCATAGGTCTTACATCGCAGGGGATAGCGCCGAAAAACGCCTCATTGCAGAAATAAAAAGTAAAGGGGTGTCTGGAATTGTCCCGAGTATTAAAGGTAAAGGGTCAATCATGCAAGGGATTCAATTCATGCAGGGGTTTAAGATATATATTCACCCATCTTGTGAACACACAATTGAAGAGTTTAACACTTACACCTTTAAACAAGACAAAGAGGGCAATTGGTTAAACGAACCGATAGATAAGAATAACCACGTTATTGATGCGATTAGATATGCGCTTGAAAAATACCATATCAGAAGCAACGAGTCAAATCAGTTTGAAGTTCTTAGGGCTGGTTTTGGTTACTAGAAAGGAAAATAATGTACACAGAATCATTTAGAGATAGTACGGGAAAGACTAAAACATTAGAGTTTAGGTTCCACCGTGAAGCTCGCATGAGGTATCAAGCGGAAAGTCTAGAAAGCTTGTTAACCGAAAAATATAAGCTACTCCGTGAAATGATTGAACACCACGTTAAAGTCCAAAAACCACGCATACAAGAGCTTCTAGATTATGCAGAGGGAAATAACCACACCATCAGCGAAATAGGCCGTAGGAAAGACGATGACATGGCTGATGTTCGTGCTGTGCATAACTATGGTAAGTATATTTCAACGCTCAAACAGGGCTATTTGGTGGGTAATCCTATTCGTGTAGAGTATATTGATGGTACCGAGCAGCAGCAAGACCTATTAAAGAACCTATCTGTTAAAAACAATTTCCACCAGCTGAACCGCAGATTAGTAAAAGACCTATCCAAGGTTGGTCGAGCGTTTGAATTGATTTATCGCAGCATGGATGACAAGACAGAGGTCGTTAGACTAGATCCACGGGAAGTATTTGTTATCTATCAAAATAACCTAGAGCAATCAAGCTTAGCTGGTGTGCGGTACTATAACAAAAATCAATTAGATGGTACTACAAAAATTGTCGAGCTTTACACCGATAATAAAATCCTGAAGTTTGAATATGATGGTGATTTAACACTGATTAGGGAGGCTTCGTCTCATGCGTTTGGTTCGGTACCAATCACGGAGTATCTCAACACAGATGACGGCATGGGCGACTACGAGACAGAGTTGTCTTTAATCGACTTGTATGATGCAGCTCAGTCTGATACAGCTAACTACATGCAAGATTTGTCAGACGCAATTCTAGCCATTTTCGGACGTGTGTCATTTCCGCATGATGTTCAGACAGCCGAACAGCGTATCGAATTTGTGAAAGTGATGCGTAAAGCTAGATTGCTTAACCTCGAGCCTCCTGTCGACCAAGACGGACGTGAGGGATCTGTAGATGCCAAATATCTATATAAACAATATGACGTACAAGGAACCGAAGCCTATAAAAATCGTATTGTGTCCGACATCCATAAATTTACCAATACGCCAGACATGACAGACAGTAAGTTTGCCGGTCAACAATCCGGAGAGGCGTTGAAGTGGAAAGTGTTTGGTCTTGATCAGGAGCGTGTCGACATGCAAGCTTTATTTGAGCAATCTCTTAAACGTAGGTACAAACTAATCGCTCGTGTAAGCCAACTGCTTAAAGAGATTGATGACTTTGACATCAGCAAGCTTAAAATCACATTTACGCCAAACCTACCTAAGTCGCTACAAGAAAAGATTGAAGCCTTTAAAGCATTGGGTGGAGAGTTGTCGCAAGAGACAGCTATGGCTATTACAGACATCGTGGAAGATGCTAAGAAAGAAATTAGCCTTATCAACAGCGAGTCGAAATCACGTAGTCAACTAGCGCAGAAGTTAGAAGAAACCAGTAGATTGACTGATAGGGAGTTAGCTCATGACCACCAGAAAGAGTAAATACTGGCGTGACCGTATCAAGAAAGAAATGGATGCTAAAGAGGCAGACGATATCTCTCTTGAGCAATCCATGAAGCGATTGCACGATTATCATTTCAGGAATATCGAAAAAGAAATTGAGTCGTTTTATAAACGTTATGCTGACAAAGAGAAAATAGACCTTTCAGAAGCCCGTAAGAGAGCTTCTGAGCTTGATATTTCTGCTTACCAGAAGAAAGCTAAGGAACTTGTTGCAAAGGCTGAGAAGCTACGAAAAGAGGGGAGAACGGTAACAAGAGATGATTTTACCCACCAAGAAAATGCAGACATGTCTATTTACAACTTAGCCATGAAAACGAATGCTTTGGAACTATTGCGCTTAAACATTGATTTAGAAATGCAAGAACTTGCCAACGGCGAACACAAGCTAACCAAGAAATTTCTTGATGAAGGCTATCGCAAAGAAACCGAGTTTCAAGCTGGGCTATTAGGATTATCAGTTGCTAGCCAAGCGAGTGTGAAAAGCTTAGCTGATGCCGTTATCAATGCTAATTTCAAAGGAGCAAAATGGTCAGATAACATTTGGGACAGACAAGATAAGTTACGCAGTATCATATCTCAAAGTGTTCAGAGTGCTATCCTAAGAGGTAAAAACGGCTTAACTATTGCAAGAGATATTAGACGAGAGTTTGATGTGTCAGCATCTTACGCAAAGCGACTAGCGATAACGGAGCATGCAAGGGTACAAATGGAAGTTGGCAGATTATCCATGGCGGAGAATGGCTTTACTATGTTTGATATTATCCCAGAGCCTAAAGCATGTGATATTTGTAAGGATATAGTCAAGCATGGGCCGTATCATCTTGACAAGTGGAGAACAGGGGAAAACTCCCCACCGTTTCACCCGTATTGTCGTTGTGCGATTGTAGGGGTAGATGAAAGTGGTGTTGCAACAGACAGGCAATTGGACTATAATCGAAACATGAACAATATTGATTTGATGGCTAAAACTCAATCTTTTATCATTAACAAAGATGTCCGAGTAAGTGCCAAGAAAGTTGTCGGCACAAGATATGATTTTTGGGCGCAAGATAATACCAAAAAAATTAGAGATACGATTCAAAGTGTTGGAGAGCACTTAGACAACTTAGAAGGGTATAGCATTCCTAAAATTGTATTTGTTAAAAAAGCTAAGCTCCAAGGCTGGGCGGGATATGATTATAAACAAGACACTTTGTTTATAAGTGATTTGTTGAATTCAAAAGCCGCTGTGAGTGATATGCTGCTGGATAACTACTTTGCGGCTGTCGACTTAAACGGTATTCTAGTGCATGAGTTAACCCACAAAAAACATTGGGATACTGCTAAACAATTTTACAAACATAATAAAAAGCGTTATAATACACTTGAAGAGGCAAAAAATGCACTTGATTCGTCTCTAGTTTCCTATATTAAAGAACAAAAGCAATCTGATTATAATTATTTATATAAAATAAGCGAGTATGCTGATGTTGCTAGTTTACAAGGGAAATATAACGAAGTTATAGCCGAGGCAATGACTGCGGGAGATAAATTATCAGATCCGCTATTGTTAGAAAAAATAAAGGAGGTATTCAGATGGAAATGATGTCAAGACCGACTCAAGAAGTGCTAACGTTTTCTAAAATCATCCGCCGATGGATTGTAGGCGATGAAACCATTGGCGGCAAGAAAAAATTCATTTTCAGAGATGATACTCCGGAAGATGTTTTAGAGCTATATCAAAAAATAAAAAATAAGTTAGATTTTGCATATTAATCAAGCGCTTAGCTATTATAGTTAAGTGCTTTTCTTATGCTTAAAAACAGGAGGAAGACATGAATAAACGCATTAAGAAAAAACGTAAATTGGAAACAGCGGTTGTGATGCTGATCGCAGAGAATGCCATGCAAGCTGAAGCTATTAAGAATCAAAACAGACAAATTGCAGAGCTGAGATCGATTATACAACAAAACGCCCAAGCAATAAATAGAGAGTTTGCAGCAGTTAAAGGTGTGTGTCTTGATAATCAAGCAGCTATTACAAACATTGCAGTTGATATTAACTACGTCAAGAAAAACTACAAACGGAAGTGGGGGAAGAAATAGGCTTTTTCATATTTTTAAAAATTTTTTAAAAATCCCTTGACTTTTTGTGGCACAAGTTTTATTATATATTTGTGGCACAGAAAGTAGGTGATGAAATGAGCCCACGAACAGGACGGCCTAAAAGTGAAAAGCCATTAAATGTCGAAGTCAAGGCAAGAATTGATTCAGAGTTAAATAAAAAGCTCGAACAGTATTGTCAAGACAACAATACTACTCGAACAGAGGTAGTTAGAGATGGTATTAAGCTGGTATTAGGCGTAAATAAACAAAAATAGGTTAGAACCCCCGTCGCCAAACTGTGGTTCTAACCTATCGCACGAAAGAAACTCTTTCTGAAATCATTATATCAGAATAGAGCTTCTTTGTCATATACCAAAGGAGTTTTTATTATGGCGAAAATTGATATTATTGATAATTATGAGACATTGCTAATTAGTGTCGAAGAAATTAGAGCAAGTTTGGAATCCTTGCATGCCTGGCTGGATAAAGACATTGATTGGGATAGTCAGTGTGATTGGTACGATTTTATTTCTCAACACAGTTCCCAAATTGCGATTCTAAACTTGATTATGTACCGTTTAGACAGTTTAGAAGTGGAACACAGAAGCGTTATCGAAAACACAATGAAAGGTAAATAATATGGAATTACAAGTATTTACTAATGAACAGTTTGGAGAAGTGCGTACAGCAGATATTAACGGAGAATCGTTTTTCAATTTGAAAGACTGCTGTAAAATTTTAGAAATCAAAAATAGCAAAGATGTTGTTAAACGACTTAACCCAAAGGGGGTCGTTACTACCGACCTCCTTACGAATGGCGGAACTCAACAAGCTAACTTCATCAACGAAAGCAATTTCTACAAGTTAGTCTTCCAATCTCGCAAGCCAGAAGCTGAAAAGTTTGCAGACTGGGTCACATCGGAAGTCCTACCATCAATCCGCAAACACGGCGCTTATATGACTGAACAAACCTTGGAACAGGCACTTACCAGCCCAGACTTCCTCATACGGCTTGCCAATGAGTTAAAAGAGGAAAAGGAGCGCAGTCGTCAGTTAGAGGCTGAGAAGTCAATTTTGAGCGTTGAGAACATGGTTATGAAGCCAAAGGCTGATTATTTTGATGATTTGGTTGACCGCAATTTATTGACTAGTTTCCGTGAAACTGCTAAACAATTAAAAGTTAAGGAACGACGATTCATTCAATTTCTACTTGATAAGAAATACGTTTACAGAGACAAGAAAGGTAAGCTTATGCCGTTTGCAGATAAAAATAGCGGGTTATTTGAAGTCAAGGAAAGTGTTAACGAAAAGACCAACTGGGCAGGAACTCAAACCTTAATAACTCCAAAAGGTCGTGAAACTTTTAGACTGTTATTTATTTAATTCACTTTAAAGTCGTAGCAATACGGCTTTTTATTATGTCCAAGCATTGACGACGTAAAAAGCTATGGATTTTATAGTCGGGGACGACTTAAAACATAGGAGGTGCCAACCATGGCAGAAGAAACACAAACAGTTGAAACGGTTGAAGAGCAAGTGGTACCAGAAGCAAAACAACCGCAAGACGAAAAAAAGTACACAGATGCAGATGTGGATGCCATCATCGACAAAAAATTTGCAAAGTGGAAGTCAGAACAAGAAGCGGAGAAATCGGAAGCTAAAAAAATGGCTAAGATGAATGAGAAAGAGAAAGCAGAATACGAAAAGCAGAAGCTGTTAGACGAATTGCAAGAGCTAAAAAACGATAAGACACGCAATGAGTTAACAGCAGTAGCTCGTCAAATGTTTGCAGAATCTGAAATCAACGTCAACGATGACGTACTTGGTTTAGTTGTGACTTTGGACGCAGAACAAACAAAAGCAAATGTAACAACGCTAGCAAACGCATTTGCTAAAGTTATCGCTGATGACCGCAAGGCTCTTGTACGCCAGACCACTCCGTCAACAGGCGGTGGTGTCGCAAAACAAACCAATTACGGTGCTAACTTGGCTAGTAAGGCAGCACAACAAAGCACCAAGCTTTTTTAGGAGGAAATTATGAACAAACGTAAAGTAATAACATCTAAAGAGATTCTACACAATCTCGACTATGAGGCTATTTCAGTCACTTTAGATTCAGAAAAAATCGACAAGAAAGTTGTTCCAGCTGGGACAGTATTAGCAGGTGTCTCGGAATCAGTATTTAAAAACCGCGAACAGAAAGTTAAAACTGTGAAAAATGGAGAAATTTCTAGCGAAAACAACATCTGCGGGATTTTGCTTACAGATGTCGATTTAACAAATGGCGATGCAGCTGGTTCCTGTGTTTATCGTGGCACTGTCAATGCAGACAAGCTCGCAGACGCGACACTGGCAAAGGATTTCACGCCGTTGGAAAAAAAACTACCGCATATTGTATTTGTTAAAGGAGGTAAATAAATATGGCGTTAATCCATGAAATTATCACATCGGAAAATATCAAAGGTTTTTACAATGCTAAAAACGAAAATGTTGAAAATACATTGGGAGAAAAAGCATTCCCACCAAAACAGCAACTAGGACTTAAGCTATCTTTCATCAAAGGTGCAGCAGGAAAATCTGTGACACTTAAAGCGGCTGCTTTTGACACTAAGGTGCCTCTACGTGACCGTATGGCCGTTGAATTGCTTGACGAAGAAATGCCATTCTTCAAGGAAGCTATGGTTGTTAAAGAGGCAGACCGTCAACAACTTAACATTTTGTCTCAAACTAAAAATAACGAGCTTATCGATACCATCTTGGCATCTATTTACAATGACCAGGCTACGCTTATTGCAGGTGCTAAAGCACGCCTTGAAGCAATGCGCATGGAAGTACTATCAAAAGGTAAAATTCATATCCAGTCTAACGGCGTGATGAAAGACATTGACTATGGATTGGCTGGAGATCAAACGACCAAACCATCTAAAAAATGGAGTGAAGTTACTGCTACACCACTTAAAGACATTGAAGGTGCTATTGAAAAAATGGCAGAACGTGGTTTTGTGCCAGAAGCTATCATCATGAACTCTAAGACATTTAGTTTGATTAAAAACGCAGAGAACACTTTAGATGTCGTGAAGCCTATGGCACCAAATGGGGCAGCGGTTACTAAACGCGACCTAAACACATATCTTGAAGATGAACTACAAGTCAAAGTCATCCTAAAAGATGGCATGTTTGTTGGTGATGATGGTGAATCTCGTAAATACTTCCCAGACGGTTTTGCAACTTTAGTTCCTAACGGCAACCTTGGCCACACTGTATTTGGTACTACTCCAGAGCAGTCAGACCTCATGGGGGGTCAAGCTACGGATGCTGAAGTTTCGTTAGTTGAGACTGGTATCGCAATTACCACAACTAAAACGACAGACCCAGTAAACGTCCAAATCAAGGTATCTATGATTGCTTTGCCATCGTTTGAACGCTTGGAAGAAGTACAAATTATCGACGCATCAGGAAACGAAAAACCCGAGAAAAAAGAAAACAGCTTTGAAATGTAGGAGGTCAATATGCCTAGAGTAATTAGAGCATTTAAAGATAAAGTAACAAAAGTAGTCTACGAAGTCGGCGATATTTACTTGGGCGACCGAGTAGAGTTTTTGACAGAGGGCGGTGTTTTAGAACCGTCTGTAGACTTTGACAAGCTAAAAGTGAGTGAGATTAAAAGCAAACTTGACGAACTAAATGTTGGGTATGATGCTAAACTTAAAAAGTCCGATCTATTGGAGCTTTTGAAGCAAGCAATCGGATAACTAGGAGGTGTTTATGGATGCAGTAAACACAAGTAGCGTTATAAGCAATGTAAAGCTTGATTTAGGCATCTTAGACAGTCAACAGGACGATTTACTTAACATGTTGCTAAAACGCGTTACAGACCATTTTAAAGCTAAATATGGTGCTGTCGAAATAGACAGCGCTTTTAGTTTTGTTTTAGAAGATTGTTTAATTGCTAGATTTAACCGTAGAGGTGCCGAGAGGGCAAAAAGCGAGAGTGTGGAAGGTCATACGACAACATACTACGACTTTTTGGATGAGTTTGAACCATACGATAACATGATTATGGCAAAGCTTAATTTAATCAAAGACAAATCTTGTAAAGGGGGACTGTACTTTTTATGAGATATGCAGATAGAGTTACATTTGTTAAAACGACGGATGAGCAATACAATCCCGATTTAGGTGAGTATACGCACACAGAGGTCATAAGTATCACAAAACCTTGTTTTGTGATGGACATGGGCATGGAAAAGTCCGTACAGATTTTTGGAGATTATCAAAAGGATCGTAAAGTTATCTACCTAAAGCAGCCTTATACAAAAGCATTTGATTATTGCGAGTATGAGGGCAGGAGATACAAAGCGCAGGCAAATAAGCTTGGCGCTATTGTTTTTTATCTGGAAGGAGATGACTCTATTGGTGGCTGATATATCTTTAAAAGTAGTTGGAACAGCTGGTTTAAAAAAGAAACTTGAGCTTATTATCAAAAAAGATGCCGTCAAGAAGATTGTCAGAGACAATGGGACGCAGCTTCAAAGGAAAATGATTAATAAAGCGGTATTTACAAAAGGCTATTCAACAGGTGCAACTAGACGTTCTATTACCATACAAATCGGCGATGGTGGATTGAGTGTCAAGGTTAAACCAGGAACTCATTATGCCGGCTACCTTGAAAGAGGAACTCGCCTTATGAGCAAACAACCGTTTGTTTTGCCAGCTCTAAAAGAGCAAAAAGTAAAATTTAGAAAAGATTTGGAGGCGCTTGTCAAATGATTAAAACTAGAGATCAGTCTATTTTTGATGAAATGTTTAAACGTATCCAGTCTTTAGGCTTTACAGTTTACGATTATAAACCGATGACTGAAGTTCCATATCCATTTGTGGAAATGGAATCTACTGATGCGGAGTATATTCCAAATAAAGATGACATTAAAGGTTCTGTTGAACTTATGTTGTCTGTTTGGGGATTGCAGAAAAAACGGAAGCAGGTGTCTGACATGGCATCTGCTATTTTTTCGCAAGCTATGTCCGTAGCTCGTACCGATGGATTCTGTTGGTCGTTTAATATTAGGCAGTCGTCTGTTCAGATTTTGGACGATACAACAACTGTGACACTTCTTAAACGAGCGATTGTCACACTTAGATTTAATTTGAGATAGGAGGAGAAAGAAGTAATGTCAGAAGCACAAGAACAAACAAAACAATTAGAAGCAAAACAAGGAATTCATTCAATCTTGTTATTTCGTTTGTTAAAAGAAGCATCTAGTGAGGTAGCAACTAAACTAGCTTTTCAAACAGAACACGAAGTTGGTAAAAGCCGTGACGTAGATGGACAAAAAACTAAAGATGGTATTATCCAGTCCGTGGGGGCTTTAGAATACGACTTTAAAGCAACATCTATTTTAGCTAAAGGTGACACACTAGCAGCTAAACTAGAAAAAGCCATGGAGGATGGTGAGCTTGTAGAAATTTGGGATATTGATTCAGAAGAAGCAAGCAAAAAAAACGACGAAAATGGGATTGCAAAAGTTTGGGATATTAAGAATGGGACAAACGGAGGAGAAAATAAATACCTAGCGACTTATTACCAAGGTTACATTTCAAGCTTCAGCGCTAAGAAAAACGCAGAAGAAAATATTGTAATTGAAATGGAGTTTGCCATCAATGGTGTTGGTAAAAAAGGGCTCGCTACATTAACAAATGACCAAAAAAAAGCTGTACAGTACGCATTTAAAGATACAACCAGCGAAACCAAAAAAGAAAACAGCTTTGAAATGTAACGGTTAGGTTGGATTTAGTATCCAACCTTTTATTGTTGAAGGAGAAAGAATAATGCAATTGGAAATTAAAGGAAAAACTCATAACGTAAAATTTGGCACACGATTTGTTGCTGAAATGGATAAAGCTCATGTTACAGAACGTGAGGGGATGAAATTTGGTACTGGTTTACAATCAACGGTTCCGTTTTTGTTTGAACGTAATGTTGTGACACTTGCCGAAATCATTCATGTTGGAACCATTACAGAATCACCTCGTCCAAGCTTGAACGACATTTATGACTACATTGATGAGGTCGAAGATATCGAAAAACTTTTCAATGATGTTCTAGACGAGTTACGTCAGTCAAACGCTTCAAAGTTATTTATCGCCAAACTGGACAAAAACATGGCGGAAATGGAAGCAGAGGCTTAAAACATTATTCTTCTCAAGAAAGCTTTGAGATGATTGTGCTTAATTGTATTAGATATCTCGGCATGACTGACATCAATGAAATCGGGCGATTAACTTTGTATGAATATGATTTATTAATGACAGGCAAAGCACTAGCGGCTGTTGATGAATCACATAAAGCTCACAAACAAGCTTGGATAAATTACCAAGTTACGGCAACAAAACTTGTTGGTGGCAAGAAAAATAAAAAAGAAGTCCCTGTTTATAAAAAATTCAAGGACTTTTTTGATTATGAGGAAGAAATCCGAAAAATCACTCAAGAAATTGATGAAGGTTACGACAAGAAAGGTATGGATTTACTTCTCAAAGCTAACCTTTAAGGAAAGGAGGTTAAATGGGAGAATCTTATTCTGTTGAAGCGGTTTTGACAGCTGTTGATAAAACCTTTGGCAAAACATTACAATCGGCAATCCGTTCAATCGAAGGCTTGGAAAAGCGTTCAACCGGTTTTTCATCGGTGTCTCAAAAAGCTAGTTCCATGTTTAAATCCATGTTAGGAGCGAATTTAGCTGGACAAGCTATCTCGGCAATGACAAGGACAGTGTCATCAGGCCTTGGCTCTATGCTTGGCGAGATGAATAGTTCAGCGAAAGCGTGGAAAACTTTTGACGCTAATTTAGCGGACATTGGGTTTGGAAAAAAACAAATTTTGGCAGTTAAAACGGCGATGCAAGACTATGCAACTAAAACAATCTACTCGGCATCAGATATGGCTAGCACGTATGCACAGTTAGCAGCAGTTGGCGTGAAAGATACCGGAAAGCTCGTAAAAGCTTTTGGCGGTTTAGCTGCATCTGCTGAAAATCCGAAGCAGGCTATGAAATCAATTAGTCAGCAAATGACACAAGCTGTTGGAAGACCAACAGTTGCATGGCAAGACTTTAGGATAATGTTGGAACAGACGCCTGCAGGGATGGCTAAAGTCGCTAAATCTATGGGTAAAAATCTTGATGAACTCGTCGCCGATATCCAGGCGGGTAGGGTTAAAACCAGCGATTTTTTGGAAGCGGTAAAAAAAGCAGGCAATGATAAGAGTTTCCAAAAGATGGCAACTGAGTTCAAAACTGTTGACCAAGCCATCGACGGTATGCGAGAAGGCTTATCCAACAAATTGCAACCAGCGTTTGAAAAAGTGAACCAATTTGGAATTAGAGCGATCGAAGCAATCGGTAAACAACTCGATAAAGTTGATTTTTCTAAGTTTGCTAGTAATCTTGGGAAATTCCTTGAAGGAATTAATATCGATAAAATTGTATCTAATATTTCATCGGCGGTTTCATCTGTCACTTCAAAGGTTAAAGAATTTTGGGACGGTTTCAAACAAACTGGAGCAATTAGTGCTTTTTCAGGAGCTTTGCAGAGCGTTTGGGGAGCTTTAAAAAATGTCGCTAGCGCCATGAGCGGAGGGAATTGGAAGACTTTTGGAGCAACAGTTGGAGGGATTGTTAAACACGTCTCTAACTTCGCTAAAGCTGTTTCCGATGTTTTAGGAAAGATGGACCCTGGCAGACTAAGAAGTTGGATAGCTACCTTCGCCGCAGTAGCTGGAGGTTTTAAGTTATTCGAAAAATTAACGGGACAAAGCGTCATTGGTTCTTTTTTGGATAAAATTGGCAGCAAATTTGGTCTCTTTGGAAACAAAGCCAAAGAAGGAACAGACAAAGCCTCTAACGGCGCTAGAAGAAGCGGTGGCATTATTAGCCAAATCTTCAGCGGCTTGGGTAATATCGTTAAGTCTGCTGGTACAGCCATATCAACAGCTGCAAAAGGTATCGGAGTTGGTATTAAAACTGCTTTGTCTGGAATCCCCCCTATCATTAGTTCTCTAGGAACCGCAATATCAACAGTTGCGCAAGGTATAGGCACTGGGCTAGCGATTGCATTCAAGGGACTTGGTGCTGCGATTGCTATGGTACCGCCTACCACATGGCTAGCTTTAGGAGCGGCTGTTTTAATGGTAGGAGCAGCTTTTGCCTTGGCAGGAACTCAAGCTGATGGCATTAGTCAAATTTTAAGAACCGTTGGCGATGTTGTTGTGCAAATCTTACAACAGGTCACTGATAGTCTAGCCACTTTACTACCTATTATCGCAAACGCTATTGGCTCTATGTTGCCAATTGTAGCTGGAGCTATCTCTCAGATTGTAGGCGCAGTAGCGGGCGGATTATCTCAGCTCGTTATAGCCGTTTCAACAGGGGCATCTCTCGTTATAGGGGCTTTCACAGGACTTCTTGGTGGTATTTCTGGGGTTATTAACTCCATTAGCGCTGTTATCCAATCGCTAACTGGTGTGATTACCGCAGTATTCAATGGCATAGCTACTGTTATTTCATCTGTCGGTTCGGCTATCAAAGATGTATTGACGGGTCTAGGAATCGCTTTTGAAGGATTTGGAAATGGTGTAAAATCAGCTCTAGAAGGTGTTGGGGCAGTAATTGAATCGTTTGGTAGTGCAGTTAGGAATGTCCTTGACGGTGTTGCAAATATCCTTGATTCTATGGGTACTGCGGCACTTAATGCAGGCCGTGGCGTAAAAGAGATGGCTAAAGGCATTAAAATGCTTGTTGATTTATCCCTTGGAGATTTGGTTGCTACATTAGCAGCTGTGGCAAGCGGTCTAGGGAAGATGGCTAGCTCAGCTGGCGAAATGACAACATTAGGTTCTGCTATGAGCAAGGTAGCCAATGGTATGACACGTCTAGCAACAAGTGCTACGATAGCAATTACTGGATTAACAGTCTTTGCCACCACCATGGCAACTATTAAGACAGCAGTTGCAACTCTACCGCCAGTCCTAACGATGGCAGCGAGTGGGTTTACCACATTTACTACTCAGGCGGTGGCAGCAGTGACTGGATTGGCTGCAATTAATGCTCCAATCACTATGTTTAAAGCTCAACTAATGGCAATAACACCAGCTCTAGCACAAGCTGGCGCTGGCTTTGCCGCGTTTGTTGCTCAATCATCAACATTTAGTACAGGTTTAGCATCTGCCGGTCCTACAATAGCAGCATTCAATGCTAATTTGATGAGCTTATCTGCAACAACAGGAGCGCTAGTTGCATCAATAGTTGGTTTATCAGCTGTGCTTTCTGTTGTATCAGCTGACTTTAGCCAAATAGGGGCTTCTGCGACAGCAACTGTTGGTCAAATACAAGCTTTTGCTTCTAGTACAACAGTTGTTTCGTCAGCATTTGCTAGCATGCAATCTATGATTCAATCTGCCATGGCCGCAATAGTAAGCAGCATTATAACATCATTTAATCAAGCGGCCTCTCAAATGCAATCAATCTTATCTCGAATGCTATCTCAGGCTAGGACATTTGGGTCTCAACTAGAGCAACAAATGAGACAATCGGGACAGCGTTCAGGACAAAATCTTGCTCGGGGACTATCTTCTCAACAAAGTGCTGTTATTAATGCTATTTCTAGCATGGTTAACGCTGCGGTATCAAGAGCCAACGCGGGAGCTGGTCCTATGCGTCAAGCTGGAGCGTACATCGGACAAGGGCTTGCGCAAGGAATGTATTCAGCGCTAGGAGCTGTAACAGCTGCAGCAAACGCCCTTGTAGCACAAGCTGAGAGAGCAGCAAGAGCCAAGGCGATGATTCATTCGCCGTCAAGGTTGTTTGCAAAACGAGTTGGTCAATATATCCCGCAAGGGGTAGCTATGGGTATCGACAAAAACGCTGATGTCGTTGACGACTCTGTTGGCGGGTTATTTGATAGCATCAATAGTTTTGATTTTAATATCGCAGATAGATTAGCTAGCATTGGAGCTAAATTCCAAGGTGTTGTCAAATCAGAGAGTTCGCAATCGTTATCGCAGCAACAAGAGTTTGTACATACAGCTCAACCAGCATATATCAACTTTAGTTTAGGCGGAAACGAATACGAAGCATTTGTAAGTGACATCACTAGTCAACAAGCAAAAATTGAAAAAATCAGATTGAAGAGAAGTAGCTGGTAGTTGCTTCTCTTTGGTTTTTAGGAGAGGTAGAATGTACGAATTTAACGATACTATCAGAGGTACTCCAAAGGAATCCTTTAGTATAAAAACGACTATTGACGGTAAAGTCTTAGAAGATGAACTCAATAAGGATTTCGGTACTTTTCGAACTTTAACCGTTTCAGGCCGTGATATTGTCGATTTAGAGCATCAAACAACAAGTGTGTTAGGACGAAACGGAGAGTATTTCCACAATGCCACAGTTGAAGTCAGAAAACTAGAAATAAAAGCTAAAATCAGTGGAAAAAATAATCAGTCAATGCGTTTACAATATGAAAAATTAAACAGATTAATTGTTAGTCACAATCAAGTTTTTTTATCATTTTCAGACGAACCTGATAGAAATTATCTAGGCATCTTTAAATCTAAAGATGTCCCAGAAGAAGTTTCTAACGAGCAGATTATAGGACTAACATTCATCTGCTACAATCCGTTTAAAATGTCTGATGTAAAAACTAAAAAAGGAACATCTATCCAAAATGGTGGGTTATTTGAAACAAAACCTATCATTACTCTCAAACTATCATCACCAACAAAAGAAATTAAGCTGCTACATGTCAAAAGCCAAAAGTATATCAGACTGACTGGTACTTATACTACTGACGAAATCAAGATTGATATGGCCACGGGTAAGATTACCCAGAACGGACGCAATATCCTTAGCGATTTAGATATGGTTAACAGTCGCTATTTTGAGCTACTACCTGGTAAAAATACTTTGCAGTGTGACAATGCGACCATTACGGCTGAGTTTAGGGAGGTTTATCTATGATTTATCTCTTTGATAAACTGGAGCGATTGATCGCTACTGTTGGTACTGACGATTTGCTCTCGTGGCATTTTAAGGTCAAAAACAATGATTGGGACCAAGCTAATTTTGAAGTGCCAATTGACTATGACATCGAGCCTTTTGTTTACTTTGGTTTTTTTCACAAAGTCCCAGACGAGGAAAGAGACGTCTTTAAACTCTTCAAGGTTATTGATTATAATCTTGAAGATAGCAAGTTTTACAAAGGCCTAGACAAAGCTGAGAGTGACCTTGACACCATTGCCATTATCAAAGACAAGCGCTTTAGACAATCATCCGCAGATGCTTGTCTTGATGGTGCTTTAGTGGACACAGGTTACCAAGTTGGTAAAGTTGAAGGAATTTCTGGGGTTAGAACACTTAGTTATTACTACATCAGTCCACGAGCGGCTCTGGTTAAGGTTGTAGAAGCTTTTAACTGCGAATTTAACGTTAGATACACCTTTGTTAATAACAAAATCACTAGTCGCTATATCGACCTTAAAAAGCGCTTTGGCAAGCCAACGGGCAAGCAATTTGAACATGGTAACAATCTCCTAAAAGTCGTCTACGAGGAATCAACAGATGACATTGTGACCTGCTTGATCGGGCGAGGAAAAGGCGAAGAAATTCAACACGAAGAAACTGAACCTAAAGAGGTCGAGGGACACTTGCCACAGGAAGAAAGGCGGCAAGGCTACGGTCGAAGAATCGAATTTACTGATGTTGTCTGGTCGGTCGAAAAAGGCGACCCGATAGACAAACCAGCTGGTCAAAACTTTGTAGCACTAGATAGTGCAAGGGAAGAATACGGCTTGTCTCAAAATGGTGAGCTAAAACACCGCTGGGGTGTCTTTGTCAATGAGGAAATCGAAGATAAGACAGAACTCTTAAAAGCCACATGGGATGAATTGCAGCGTTTGTCAATCCCCATTAGGATTTACAAAGCAGAAATTTTAGACATTGGCCCAGAGACGTGGAAAGGCGACTCGGTAGCCATTATCTATGATGAGGTAAAGATAGCTTTTGAAACTCGTGTTGATGAGATTGATATTGATAAGCTTAATTTTAACAGGTCAGTCGTAACTCTTGGTGATTACAGCGTCGTCCAAAATCGTGAAGCAATGTCACGCAAAGAGGCTGTCCAAAACATGATAGATGAATCTTTAGAGACTATCACAGGCTTAGGGATGACATTTCAGGAATTTTTGCAAGACATCGAAAAACGCATCGAGACTGGCAAAAAGGAGATGGAAGACAATTGGCGCAAAGTTAACCTTGAATTTGATAACTTTAAAAAGAAGGTTGAGCAAGAAGGCTTGCAATTCAACACCTTGAAAGAACAAATCAAAGAAGTTGATGAACGCATCGATAAAGAGCTAGAGGAATTCCGAGCCACCCTCAAAAACCTAGCGTTACCAGAGGAAGCGATTAAAAAAATCACCGAGGCTATCAAAGTTGATGACATCCCGTCTATTAAACAAAGCTTTGATGACCTCAAAAACAAAGTCAGTGAAACGAGCGAGACGTCCCGTCTAAACGCCGAAATTTTAGGTAACAACGGTAAGACCCGCTACAACAAAAATTTGCTGGT